CCAACAGAAGCGGAGCGAATGACGTTTTTTCAGATTGTAGCCAATAGTCCTGTGTTCTTTGATTCATACAAAAATGGGACAACCAGAAATGGGGTCTACATGGATTCCATGTGTGGACGACTAATTACATCCAATGGATACAACGAGGATACGTCCTGGCAAACTTCCAAACGATTCGTTGCCGCTGCCCTTGCCGTGAGGACAATGAAGACCGTTGGGCCAAGCATCACAGCATGTCCTGATCATTCATCTTGACAAATCAACATCCATCGACATAATTCAATCTCAATCACAAGTTTGCGAACCGAGCAGTACCCACGGCAGTTCGCCACCAATCATCAAGTATGGTTGCTGGTGACCTGCCGTTTTGCTTTGGCATCACCAGCTCAAGGAGATGCCGAAAATGACACTCAAAGAGTTGCAAGAGCAACGGCGCAAACAGGCCGAGCAGATCCGCTCGTTCCACAAAGACAATTTCGACAGTGAGTCGAATTCCTGGAAAGACCAGGAAGCCCGCACCAACTGGGAAAAGCTCGGCAGCGACTACGACGAAACGGTCGCAGCCATTGAACGGCAACACGATGCTGAGCAGACAGAAGCCCGCCTGTCTTTGCTCAACGAGCATGACGAACGCCGTGAGCCTGGACCGTTTGATCGTGGCGAAGGTCGCAACAGCGATCGTGGGGAACAGCGCCATGGTGAACGCCGTGGCGGTGGGCTGAGCGAAGAGGAAGCCAGTGCGCTGGCTCTTCAGGCGTGGTTCCGCTCAGAATCCGCTCTGGGTCTCGAAGATCGTCACGTTGAAGCCTGTCGACAGTTGCGGTTCAATCCCAACTGCGGTGGCTTTGATATCACCATGCGATCAGGATTTGAGCGATCTCAGCCCGCCTGGTCGTTCCGTGGCTCTAATGCCGTGGATCGCCGGTTTGAGTCGCGTGCTCAATCCGTGGGAACCACCACCGAAGGTGGGTATCTCGTTCCCGAGGGGTTCATGAACAACCTGGAACGGGCACTGCTGCAATTCGGTGGACCTCGTCAGGTGGCCCGTATTATGCGGACGGACATGGGAAATGATATCCCCTGGCCAACTGTGGATGACACTGGCAACACTGGTGCCGACATCGCCGAAAATGCTGGTGTGGATGAGGAAGACCTGGTCTTTGGTTCCGTGACCTTGAAAGCCTACAAGGCGGAATCCAAGGCTGTGCTGGTCTCTCAGGAACTCCTGGAAGACTCAGCCTTTAATCTGTCCATGATTATCCCGGACATGCTGGGTGAACGTCTCGGACGCTTCACAGCAGCCCGTTACACCACAGGATCTGGAGTAGGTCAGCAGCAGGGAATCGTGACGGGTGCGAGCCTCGGTGTGACAGCCGATTCCGCCACCACAATCGCAGCGGACGAACTGTTCGAGCTGCAGCACTCCGTGGATCCGGCCTACCGTGACTTGCCGAGTGCCGGCTGGATGTTCCATGACAACATTCTGCTGCATGTCCGCACACTTAAGGATGATCAGAACCAGTACCTCTGGCGTGAGGGTCTTTCTGCTGATGCTCCTGACCGCTTGCTCGGCAAGCCGTACACGATCAATCAGCACATGTCTTCCACAATGGCGACCACCAACAAAACCATGCTGTTTGGCGCCTTCGAGAAGTTCGTCATTCGTGACGTGCGCAGCATCCGCATTTACCGCCTGGAAGAGCGTTACCGTGACCGCGACCAGACTGGATTCATGGCGTTCATGCGTACAGATTCACGTGTGATCGATGCAGGAACCGGACCAATCAAGTACCTGCAGCAACAGTAATTTCGGCAGCGGAGCTGCCTGTTGACTGCGTGGCTCGATCGGGACTACTTCATTCAAGGATGCACCATTATGGCAAAGATTCAACTTAAATCGTTCTATCACGCTGGCAAAACACATGGTAAGCCGGGTGATGTCATTGAGGTTTCTGACGAGATTGCAAATCGCATCCAGTCGGGCCGTGGTGGTGTGATCCTTGATGGCTCAGCCAAAGAAGGGTTCGTCAAGGAATCCAAGAAGCAAAGCACCGAGAAGGCAACCGACTCGAAAGCTGCCAACTCTGAAAAATCGACCAAGTAAACCTCAGCGAAGTGGCGGGGACTCGCGAAGCTGTTCCCAGCCGTGGAGCAATTAGCCGAAGGCGATACCATGAAACACTTTCTCATTCCACTGCTGTTGAGCCTGGTTGTGATGGCCGGGCTGTCGATCTCACAACCTGTTCAGGCTGCCGATGGATACCTGACCATTACCGCCGACGAATCGCTTGCGGTTCATCGTCGCGTGAAGGTCGATGCCGATGGAAAGTGCACATACGCCGATGCAACCGACGTTTCGGACGCAACGGTCACGAACGCTGCTGCCAGTGGTGCCCCAGCCTCCCTTCGATTCAAGTCCGCAGCGGGTGCCAGGGACATGGTGGCCGCCAGTGCGGTTTCCGTGGGTGATATTGTCTTTGGTGCCGATGATGGCAAAGTCGATGACATCGGTTTTATTATTGAAGGCAAAGCGCTTGAAGCAGCGACGACAGATGGCGACATCATCAAAGTGGCTCCATTCGAGATCGGCCACGAAATCGTCGCGACTGTAGCCGCGGCTGGATCATCTCAAGGTGATGCAGCAGCACTTACAAATCCGATCAACGTCGTGACTGGAGCCGATGGAACAAAAGGTGTCGTGCTTCCTGCGGCACAGGCCGGACTGGTCATTGATGTTTACAGCAGCACGGCCACAAACGGCCTTAAGGTCTATCCGGCTACTGGCGACGACATCAACGATGGTTCTGCCAATGCAGCGGTGACCATCGAAGGCAAAACCCATTCCCGGTTTATTGCAGTGGACGGTTCCACTTGGGCCGCAATCTACACCGCAGACAGTTAGTCGAGATTGATCCATGCGTCTGGAGTTGTCCAGTGCTCCTTCGGGAGATGTTGTGACCACAGCGGAGCTGCGTAGAGAGCTTCGCTTGGGCGACATCATGGACTTCAACAACGACCTGGATTTGTACCAGGATATTGCTGTTGAGGAACTGGAAGCGGACTGTCGACTCCAGCTCCTCACAGCAACTTGGAAGTTGCTGCTCGACCGCTTTCCGTGCAATGCGGAAGATGTCTTGGAGATTCCACTGGCGCCGGTTCAGTCTGTTTCGTCCATCCAGTATTACGACACGGCTGGTGATCTTCAGACTTGGGCCAGCAGCAACTATGACGTGAGTGACGGGGACTTCCCCAAACGGATCAGCACAGCTGGTGATGGGATCGCCTGGCCATCCACAGAACTGAGACCAGATGCCGCGATTGTGACCTTTGTGGCGGGGTATGGAACAGCCAGTGATGTGCCAGCCATCGCCAAAGGCATCATTCGTATGAAGGTCCGTGAAAAGTTCCACGATTGCGGATGTGGGGACATGGAGCCCCTGCTCAATAAGCTTCGCTGGGATTACTCCCTTAACGCCGAAAGGATCAAGCATGGTCACCACACGCAAACCATGTAAGGCGTTGGGATATCGGCACTCGGTGGCCTGTCAGTCACCAACACGCTCTGCTAACAGCGACAACCAGGTCACTTACACTTTCGCCACACAGTTCACGGTGCGAGCAGCTGTGGAAGTGATCGGCTATGGAGAGAATCAAAGTCATCGCCAAAAGAAAGGTTTTGAGCGTATTGAAATCCGCTGTATTTGGAGCAGTTCTGTCACGGCAGTCAAACCTTCCTGGCAGGTGGTGTATGACGGCAACACGTACAATGTGACATCCGCGGTCGACCGTGATGGAATGCGCGAGGAGTTCGTGATCGAAGCTGAAAGGAAGGTCGAGCTATGAACGCGTCGATCACCACCATTCTACTCGCTGCATCGACCATCACAGATCTGGTTGGTCAACGCGTTCGTCCTGACGAGCTGGACGAAAATGATGCACTGCCAGCCATCATCGTTGCTCTGGAATCCTTCGAGCCGTTCAACACCTTCGATTCCTCATGTGACGATACGGGGATGGCCAGCGTGCATATCCTGTGCTGTGCATTGGACCGCAGCTCAGCCGACACCATTGAAAAGGCTGTGAAAGCTCGCTTGCTGGCCTATGCCGGAACAGAGGGTGACTGGAAGTTCCAATACTTCGAGCATCAGATGACGAACTTTCTGCACGAAACCGACGATGATGGATCAGAAGAGGATGCCTGGTTCATCAATGATGTGCATTTCCGGGCTCATGCGGAGGATGTGTCATGAGCATGAAGGTGCAGGGAATCAATGAGCTGATGTCGGAGTTCGACCGTTTGGCAAACGAGCCGAATAAGGCCGCTGGTATGGCGGCAGCTCGCGCGGGTGCCACGACACTTGCCAAGGTCTACCGTCAGCACGCTCCTGTCTCCAGGGCGACACGTCGCAACCGTGCTGCGTTTCGTCAGGATGGAATCGCACTCGATCGGACTCCCATGAAGCAGGCTGTGGGTACACGTGTCCGGCGTGGTTCTGGTAAGCGTCGCGGACCTCAGTTCAAGGTCGGTTTCAACGTGAACAAGCGTGGCCGGAAACGCGCCCCACACGCCCACCTCGTTCTGCTCGGGACATCCGTGAGAACAACGAAAACGGGCCAAAATCGCGGTCGCATGCCAGCCCGCCCAGGTGTGGGAGCAGCTGTCAGTTCGGCGATCCCTAAGGCCATTGAAGCAATGCGAACCAGACTCAAAGAGAAACTGAAATCGAGGTAAACCATCATGGCTATTGTCCCGAGTAAAGCAACCGTGCTGAAGCTGACCATTTCGGCAGTTTTAACAGCGATCGCACAGCTGCGCAACCTCACGATTGGAGGTCAGGACCCGCTGGTATTTGCCTCACGTGTGCTGGGTGGCGATCCGTTCGCCCAGAGTGCCACGGGCTATGTGGATCAGGCCGACATCACGGGCAACTATTTTTACGACCCGAATAACGCGACTCACCAGTTTATTGCCGCATGTGCCCAGACACCACTCACGATTGGCAATGAAGTCGCGGGGGCAGTGACCATGGCAGACTCTGGCACCACGGTAATTCCATTCAGTGCAGCCGCGATCGCTCCAGGGGAAACGACATTCACAATGGAAGATGGCGTTGTTCAGGCGTTTGTGATTAAGCCTGAGTCATTGGTGGAACTGCCGACAAGCTAACGCGCGTCATTCATTCCACTTCTTCACTAAAACTAAGGAATCACCATGCAACTTCGCGTCACCATCCCCACGGAAGTTCTCAATCCCGCCTTTGACAAAAACAAGCGTACTCAAGCACGTCTGCAAAAGCAGCCCTACACAGAGCCGCAGTTCATCGAAGTCCCAGCAGGAACTGTTCTGGACATTGATTCCGCACAGAACCTGCAATTACTGGTGCATGCCGGTCAAGGCGAGCCAGCGGACGACGAGGCCAAGGCGGTTGTTCCCGAGTTTAACAGTGTTTCTCAGGAATTCCTGGAGGCACGTCGCGATCAACTGTTGAGCGGCCACACAACGGGCAACCCCAAGCATGATCAGTCGATCGTGATCGATCCAGAGGCGTTTGCACGAATCCGCGAACGACTCAAGAAGCACGGTGTGAAGCCAGAATCAGAGCAACCCGTTCACATTTTACAGGCTGGCTTGAAGCTGACTCAGAAACTGAAAGACAACGCTAATGAATCAATTCAATCCGCAGGAGTTGCTGAAGAGGAACCAGCGACGATACCGACTGGTCACGATCCAAGATCTGACGATTCCGATTCAGAGCCTGATGGCGAGTGAGATTGAGGAGTTTTACGCGAACAACTGCGATGGCAAGTTGTTCCAGCTGGCCATCGTTCATGCAGACACTAAACATCGAGTTTATTCCGAAGAGGACATCGCTTCACTGAATGAGCTTGATGGGGCAGTGTCTGTTCCGTTGCGGGTTGCGATTCAGGACCACTGCGGTCTTAGCGTGAACCTGGAGGATGTCCTAAAAAACTCAGAACCGATTACCTGAAGCAGTGGTGGATGGATCTCGGCCTAAAGGTCAATCGGTTGGACTATTGGAATTTGCCAAGCGAGATCCCTTACGACAAATACCTGGATTGGATGGCATGGACGATGCTTGACGTGGAGCGGAACGATTTGGACTCTGCAGATGAAGCGTATGTGACACCATCGCAATTACAGATGGCCTGTGGACAACAGGTGACCGTCTGGAATGGACGTTTTTGACAGCAAGGAGATGAATCATGGCGAATGACATTGCTGTCAG